TGGTGGTGATGTTGCTGTTGAAGTCGTTGTAGGCAACCAGTTCATCAGCACTGCTGGCACCACCGCGGGATTTGTAATACACCGCGCCGCGTGCGGTGATGGTGCTGCTGGTCCAGGAAACCGCTGCAAACTGAATGGTGACCTTGTCGTTGGCGGTGTCCTTGGTGACGGTGACAGGCACGCTGATGCCACCGGCGGTGTAGCCGGTGCCACTGACTTCATTGGTGACGCTGGAGCGCTTGAGGTGCGTGTCCTTGTCCGCGTTGTAGGACGAGGTGACCAGCAAGACCTTGAAGCTGTCGGTGTCGAAATCGATGGCGCTGCGCGCCATGTCATCGATGCAGGAGTTGTAGACGAAGGAAGCCATCAGGGTGCAGGCGGCTGCGGCCAGGTGATGTCAAACGGGTTGGCAGCATCGGCCAGGTCGCGCAGCGCCTGGCGGTAGGCGGCCCAGGCATCACGATCGGCGCCGAGGTCGTAGTCGGTGATCTGCGTCCAGTCGCAAGACTGCAGCAGCTCGATGCGCCGTTCGCGGACCTTGGCGTGCTGCGTTTGCAGCTCATTGAAGCTGTAGGGGCGCACGACGTACTCAATCGCTTCACTGTCCCAGTCGATCGTTTCCAGCTTCGGGTTGCACTCGGGACGCTGGTAGGGGCCGGAGTAGCCGGCACGCACCAGTTCGTCAGGCGTGAAGGTGGTGCTGTCGGTACGAGTGCTGCCGTCCGCAAAGCGGATGCGGTGCGGCAGGGGTGCTGGGGTAGCTTGGCAGTGGGAGTAGAGCATGATCATGCGCGGGATTAACTAATCGCTACCTTATTTGTTACATAGAGAGTGTCTTGGGTCACTACATTGAGACTTGTTCCGACTGTTATGGTTGCCAGGCTGACGAAGTTTGCGTTGCTTTCGTTTGATGCGTTGAAATTAAACGATGCCGGGAATCTGGGGCCATACGCTCCACCGCCAAAGGTTACAAAGATGCGAATGTGCGTAGGCTGTGCTACGGCAGAGCCCATGTCGAAAGTAATGGTTGCTGAGCTTTGGATCCCACTCCAGGATTGTTTGTAGCTTCGATTGCTTGTATCTGCATCAACAATGCTGGCATAGCTTCCACCGTCCCAAGTAAAGCTGCCAGTCGCTGTTACGCCTGTGATTACCGTGTTGTCGTTGTAAAGTTCAACCTCTGCGATTTCGATGGTGTCTGCGTTTAGTGATGTGTTTGCAAATGTATCTAGCCTGTAATACCTGTAGAGTTCTGATGGTGATGCTGGCCAAATCGCCGCACGTCTCGCCACGCTTTGCTCATTCTGGAACCACAGGCCAGACGCTGTGCCGGTTGTCGGTGTGCGCCGGACGCCCATTAAGCCACCGTTGAAGCCAAGCATCAGCTGATGTCCTCGTAGCTGATAACCAGCTCCAGGTCGCCGGCTGCGCTGGCCTGTGCGCGGAGGCTGTGGCCTTCCTCCAGGTAGATGTACGCCTCACGAGTCACCAGCACCTGGGTGGCATCCGCTGGCACGGTGATGGTCTTGCCGATGGCGAAGCCCGTGGTGCCGTTGTAATGCTCAAGGCTGATGTCCGCTGCTGCTGCGCCATCCACGTTGGCGCAGTAGACGCTGTTCACCTTCAACACCTTGCCGCTGCTGGCGCCATTGCTCAGCGCCGCAGCCATCGAGGTGGTGACGGCATAGCCCACGGTTTTACCGACGACCGTCGTGACCGAGCTGCCTGATTTGATGTTTGGCGCTGCCATTGATCACCGCCAGGTGGTGTATTGATCCTCATTCCAGAATAGCGACGCCGCAAAGCCATCATCATCTGTGCCGCCAGTAGCCGCCCCAGCGGCCCACGCCACATTCACCACCAGGTCGATCTCGCCGGTCTGCGTTGCAGCGCCAGCAATCCAGATCACATTTACGCCAAGCTCGAAGCCAGGCAGCGGCTCAATGCTCGGCAGCCATGTGCCATCCGTCACCAGCGATACGGTGGTGTCCACATACCCACCACTCTTCTGCGACTCCTCTGGTGGCTCTTGGTAACGCCAGCGCATTCCAGCCGGCACGATGTTGGACACGCTCGACTGGCCTGCCCAGATCTCAGCCGGCAGCAGGAAGCTGACGAATGAACCCTGCTGCCCGCGGTAGTGATCGCGGATGCTGGCCATCTCGGCCTGGGTCAGGTTCTCATAGCTCAGCTCCATGGTGAGGTTGCTGACGCGGCTGCTGTGCAGGAACTTCACCTGCCCGCCACCAAAGCCAACCTCACGCGAGACGGCAAAGCGGCCCATGCTGTAACTGCGGCCGGTTGGCGTCAGTGTTGGGTATGACGCTGTGGTGACCGCGCCATAAAGGAATGGCTCCTGCGGCTGCCAGTCCCATTCCTCCCAGAACGTGGCCATCAGTTCGACAGCGTGATCACGCTGGTGCTGACGCTGAAGGTGCCGCCGGAGGAAACCACCTCACCGCTGAAGTCCAGGTAGGCAATCAGCTCATCGGCGCTGCTCGCACCGCCGCGCGCTTTGTAGATCACGCCGCCTGCAGTTGTAAACGTGGCTGATGGCCACGACACCGACGAGAAGGTGAGAATCTTCTTGTTGGTGTCGTTGGTGATGGTGCAGGTGGTGGCGTTGCCGCCAGCGGTGTAACCAGTGCCGCTGATCTCGCTGCTCACATCATTGCGCCGGTCGTGCCCGTCCTTGCTGGCCGTGTAGCCGACGCCAACCAGCAGCAGCTTCAAGCTGTCAACCGCAAAATCCAGATCGCCGTTGACCAGATCAGTCAGCACCGAGTTGTAGACAAAGGAAGCCATGCTGCACGCTCCTGGTGATTCAGTCTATTGTCCAGCGAATAATGTCCGCCACTGGTGGATACGGTACGGCTAATGTCTGTCCGGCTACTGCGGTAACAGTGCCGCCAAAGTCAATCATGGCTAAAGGGTACGACGCGCCATAAGTAAGTTCCGAAGATGCTGAAGGCAGCGGTGTTCGGTAGCACAGCAGTAGCGATTTGGCGCTGAGTGGCCCTGTGGTTGCAGTCCACGTAAGCGATTGCGCTGGATGTATAACCGACTCAACGTTAGAGGGCTGTGGAGTAAACAATGGAAACTGCCGAGTAGATGGTGTAAACCGAGCAGTTAATCCACCTAAGCTAGTGACGTTGAAAGAGCTTACTGTGTATGGTTCAGGAAGAACGACAAAACCTCCGGCGTATCGCACATACTGAATGCCTGTGTAATAGTTTCTAAGATAGTCGCCGCCTTTAAGGTAGCCGTTAGCAGTTGGCAGTTCAACAACGCCAGACGCAATTAACTGATCAACTCGACCTTCAAAACTGCTAGTGTATTGCGTAATGTCAGTGCTGCACAGTATGCAAAACAACGAATGCTCTCGACCGTGGCCGCGCTGTACCGCCAATCCGTAAGTTGCGAGATAAGTAACAGCCTGGCGAGCGTAAACGTTGATAGAAATTGGCATGGCTCTAAAGCATAGACCACTTGAAAAGAAGCGCCGATGGCCATGCCACTGTTAATGTAGTGCCAGCAGGTGCAGTCTTGGCTCCATCAAAGTCAATAAGCGCTAATGGTACTGATACGGCGTATCTAGGAAGCACCGGATCAGTGGAATCAAATGAAGTACGGCAACAAAGCAGTGCTGAACTCGCGGTGATGCCAGCGCCACTTGCCAGCCAAGATACATCATCAGCACGCAAGCTAAGCTCACCTGATGAATAAGCAAGCCTGACATTTTGCAAATACTTGCCGCCTACTGTGTAGCCATTTGCAGTAGATAGTTCGTTGCTGCCCGCCGATGAATACGTTGAAGTGGCAAAATTATACAAAAAACCATCCAACGATGGACTTGTTGGCGTCGAAGAAACGCCAACACTGCGAAGGATAACAAACAAGGGATTGTAGATAGTACCAAATCCGTCGCGCGGTGTAGCACCAACGTCTAAAAACTGAAAAATAGATCCTGACGAACGAAGAACAGTTACAGCCATGGCTATGAAGTCGGAAATTGCAGCCTGAACACTGCAATTACTGCAGGCACCTCAACAATCACGCCAGGTGCGCCAGCCCTTGATAGCGACAGCGTCAGCGTCTGTGATGTGCCATTAGCAGCTGCACCACGACCAGCACTCAAGCCAATCGCAATGGTCGTCGTGAACGGCAGGATGTCGGCCGTAGGTGCCACAGAGCTGCTCAGCGTCACGCTGACACCATGGCTGCCGCAGGGATAATCCTCAACCGTTGGCGGCTCGACATAGCTCCATGCGTAACCCTGCAACGAATAATCAGCCACGCTGCTCACGCCGCTCATCACCTCAGCCGGCAATCCAAAGTTGCCGTATGGCCCGCGGCGCGCCTGGTAGTGCAGCAGGATCGCCAACACCTGCGCCTCGCTCAGGCCGATGAACTCGAGCTGCAGCGTCGAGTCGATCAGCACGTTGGAATGCCGCACGCGGTTCTCCATGCCGTTCACGCCTTGGTAGGCGGTGTTCGGGTAGCTCCCCGGCGTGAACGTCCGGCTGCTTGGTACCAGCGCAGGGAAGGTGCTCATCCGTAGCTATCCAGGCCGTCGTCTGGATTGGTCACGGTGCCGCTTGCTGTGCCTTGCACTGGCACATTGCCGATCAGCACCTCATCCGATGGCACCACAGCATCCTCAACAGCAGGATCAAGCGGTGCCGGTGGGTCGATCACTTGGATGTAAACCTCAGCCGGGATGGTTGAATCCGTCGCGCGGCCGGCATCAGCGTCGCAGCTGGGGCCGGTCTTGGTGGTATCCACCAGCCCAGCTGTATAGGGAACATTGGCCACCGCAACTGCCACGATGCTTCTTCCCAGCGTATCTACTGGATAGTGGATGCACTCGTAGCTCACCACACCTTCCAGCGATTTGCCCATGGTGACCACCTCATAGAGGAAGTCGTGCACAGCCTCGCCAACGCCTACCGATGCGCGCGGCAGCTTGACGCGCACGATGTCGCCAACGCTCACGCTGACGTTGTGCGCCTGGGGCCTTGCCTTGAACGTGACTGAGTGGGTGATGTTCACGCGGCTGGCCAACAGGTAGGCGCCAAACCTGGCAGCGTGCATTCCGCTGGTGCAGAACTCGCTGAGGTCATGCGTCTCGATTGATAGGTTTGTGCGTGCGGTGTCGGAGTAACGCAGCTCCACGGTGCGGATGATGCCGATGTCATCTTCTGCCTGCTGGCGCCACATCACCTGCGCTACAAACGGCTGCCGCTGCGTCAGGTCGCTGTATTCGATGCGGAACGAATCCAGCAGGATCGTATCCTCATCGAACTGATACACCGCCACTGAGCTGGTGGTGTTGATTGAGCCATCCACCAGCGTTGGCACCAGCGGCTTCAGGCCGCGTTTGCCTTGCACGCGGCTGGCACGCACCAGGAAGTAGGGCGCCCACTTCGTGATCAGCTCCTCGTAGTTGATGCTTTCCTTCAGCACGCAGTCACACTTCAAACCATTGGCGCCGAGGAATCGCGCGACCGTGGTCAGGCCTGCTGTATCGATCAGGTTGGCATTCAATCCGCCGATGTTGGCAAGCAGCCAGTTGGTCAGGTCTGCAAAGTTATCGCTCGGGCCAAAGGCCTGATCCGTCAACCGCTGCACATACATGCCGCCGCGAATGAACAGATGCACCTGCCGGTCCCACAGCGTCGAGCCATCAGCCACCTGCCGCGAGAAGCTGAGCGTTGAGATGCCTGGGTAGCTGCCAATGCTGCCGCAGTTCTGCGGGCAGTTTGGCAGCGTGTAGCCACTGCGCTGCACAATGGCATTCTCTGGGATCCAATCACCGGCGCGACGGTTGAAGGTTTGGGTGTGGCTGCCATGGCGGCAACCGCCGGAGAACACATCACGCACCGGGATCGAATCCATCAATCCCTCGCCCAAGACCAGCAAGTAGAACGCTGTGACTTGATTGGTGGCGCTGTTCTGGAATCGCGCTTCAGTGGCGCTGGGGCTGATCAACACGCCGCCAACGCCGGCCACTTGGCGGCAGAAGACGATCGGCACCACATCACCCAGGCTGGCGGCTTTCTGTGCCACATCCAGCGGCCTGGTCACCGCCGCCGGTGGCGACGTGGCAGGTGGTGGCACGATGCCGGTCTGAATGCTCATGACCGGCGCTGGGTTCAGGTCCTGCGCAAAGAACGGAATGTCAAGCGCTTTGCCGCCACCGCTAGGCGCGGCTGATGGAGCGCTGAGCGTGGTCGATCCTCTGAACGTCATGGCCGGAACCCTGTGCCCATGATCGCGCTGGTCAGCGTGCGTGGTGGCACCTGAGCGCCAACAGCGGCAACCGGTGCGCCCAGGGTCATCTCAAGACTGGTCAGGCTGCCGCTGCCGCCCACCACCTGACCGGTGTATGACGCGATCAGCTCCTGCCCTGTCTGCGGAACATCGTTCCCGTTGAGCGCATCGAACTGATAGGTGGTCAGATCCACCAGATAGGCATTCTGAAGTGCTGCTTCAAATGCCGCCACCACAATGCCGGTCGCAGGCGCTGTGATGCTGATGTCAGATTCAACGCCGCTGGCGCCTTCTGTAAAGCCCTGCGCTGTGAATGCAACGCTGAGCCAGAGATCACCATTGAGCAGCACGGCCTTGCTGTAGTAGCTCTGCCAGCGGTTGATCGTGACACCAGCGGCTGAGTAAATCCGAAGGTACTGGGATTGCGCGCGTGCCATCAGGCCAACCCCACTGAGATGCGCGTTGCTGGATTGCGCAGGCTGCTTAGCACGCTCCTGGCGGTGGCCTGCATGGCGGCCTGCATGTCGCTGAGGGTGACGTACTGCTCACCGCCGAACTGAACAACCGGCCCGGTGGTCACGTTGATTCTGATGTCGCGCGTGCCGGCTGTGATGCCCTGCGCTTTGACCATGAAGCGGTCAAGCGCTTTGTCCATCTTGGACTCTGGGATGATGTATTCAGACTCTCCGCCTTCACCCACCATTGCGATGGTGGGTCTTGTGACCAAACCACCTTCAGCAAATGCTGGAACTTTGATAGGTGTCAACAGTGGCAGCAATCGCAAGCCAAGGAATGGGATTTGCCTCAACCCTTTTAGAATGTTGTTTAGTGCTGCAATCCAGTTATTGAACAGCTCTGCGCCAAAGCGAAACGCACCGGCGATGATGCCGCGAACGACGCCAGTGACTGCACCAAACACTGTGACGACGGCTCCTTTTACTTTGCCGAATACTCCTGTCACAAAGCCCGCGGCCGTTTCCCAGTTCTTGCGCCACCACTTGAAGTAGTTTTCGATTGGCTTTTTCAGGATGTTGTTCACAAAGCCATCCCATCCTTTTTTGAACACACTGCCAAGCCAGGTGATGAACTGACCGAGCGGCTTGCGGAATGCAATGGCCATCGCCACCACCGCCGCCACGGCCAGCACTGTCCAACCGACAGGGCCAGAGAAGAAGGCCAGCAGCGCTGGCAGCACGGTGCCGCTCAGGAAGGTCAGCAGGCCTGAGAATGCAGCGCTGATGACGCCCATCGCGGGGCCAAGAGCAGCTGCCCAGGTGGCGATGGTGGCGCCAATCTTGAGCGCCATAACGAATCTGCCTGCCATGAGCACACCGTTGATCACCTGCACCAACGGCCCGAGCGCAATCACCAGGCCGCCAACGGCTGCGATGGTGCCTTGCATCCAATCCGGCAGGCTGCTGAAACCAGTGGCCAGCGAGATGACCAGATCAGTGATCGTGCTGAGCACTGGCATCAATGCAGTGCCAAGCTTCACGCTGATTTGCATCATGTTGGCCATCAGCTCAACTGTTTTATCGTTGAACTGATCGGCAAGCCTGGCAAACTTTGTTGTTATCGTAGGGATAAACTTCTCAATAGACTCCCTGCCGCCATTTAATACGGGTATCATTTCGCCGCCTGATTTTTTCATCAGCCGAAATGCCAGATCTGTCTTTTTCGCTCCATCTGGCATTGCGCTCAGCTTGTCGGCAATGTCTTTCATCACATCGCTTGGGTCTCTTAACTTGCCCGCAGCATCCACTGAGCTGATGCCAAGCTCTTTTAATGCTGCAGCTACACCCTTTGGCCCTTCAGCCAGTTCTTTCAAGGACTCGATCTGCTCTTTGCTTGATTGCTTGATCAGCTTCACCTGGCCATCGGCGTGCTCTTTGGTCAGGTTCTTCTCTGTATTGATTCGGGTCTTGATCTGTTCTTCTTCGGCACGCTTGCGCTCTTCAAGCGCATCTTCCTGTTGCTGCTGTGCATCACGAAACTGCCGTGTGCGTTGCGTCTGCTGCTGCTGGTAGCCACGATCCAACGCCTTCAAAACATTGTCTTCCTCGTCGCGCAATGCTTGCAGCTTTGCTTCCTTCTGCTGGTCAGTCAGATACTTATC